CACGTAGATAAAGACGATGACTACACCGCTATGGACAGAGAGTTTGTTCTTTGCGATTGCACCAGCAAAGTGGTAACCATAACGCTTCCTCCTGTTGCTGATAGTACGGATGTGAGGATACAAGTATTAAAGACAGATGTAAGCGCATCGGGCGTAGTAGTAGATGGGGATGGCAGCGAAACAATCAACGGAGCAACTACCTATAATTTAGGTTCTCAATATGATTTTGTAAGCGTATGGTGTGACGGTGTAGAATGGTTCATAACTGAATAATGGCAACCAAGAAAGTAGCATTCAAGGTAGAGGTCGATACTTCCGAAGCAACGGAGGGGGTCGAAAAGACAACGGAATCGGTAGAGGACTTAGGTAGGCAAACTAAGAAAACCTCAAGCGAAATGAAAGGCGGCTTTAAAGCGGCTGAACAAGGAACTAAGAAGCTCGGTACTTCCGTTGGTGGGCTTATCAAAGCGTTGGGAATTGTCGGGGTTGCTATGGCAGTCTTTAGTTTCATGAAAGACATCCTATCGAAGAATCAAAAGATAATGGATGCGCTTTCAACGGCTACCACAGCCCTTGAGATAATCATCAATAAGCTATTTGAAGCGGTTGCGCCTTTGGGTGAGGCTATGAAAAAGGCTTTTGACGACCCTAAGCAAGCGGTGTTAAATCTATGGGAAGCGATAAAAGAGAACTTCGTTAATAGATTAGAGGGTGTTGTGTTGGCTGTTCAAGCAGCGGGCAAGATAATAGAGGCATCATTGGACTTCGATTGGGACACCGCTAAAGAGGGCGCAAAGGATTTTGGTTCTGCCATGATTCAGATAGGAACGGGACTGGATAAAGAACAACAAAAAGAAATTGTAGAAACGGTTAAAGCCTTTGCCGTAGAAGCAGTTAACGCGACTAAAGCAGCAGTAGATCAGGCAGATGCTCTAACTGAACTTAGAAACGAGGTCGCACTTTTGGAAGCGGGTCAGAAGAAAATTCAAATGGTTTACCAACGGGAGGCGGAACTACAACGCCAGACCCGTGACGACATAAGAAAGACAATTGCAGAACGAATAGCAGCAAACGATAAGTTAGGAACAATCTTAGACCAACAAATACAAGTTGAAGAAAACTTAGCAGATAAACGTGTAGAGTTAGCAAAAGCAGAACTTGCACTTAATAAGGACAAAGTAGAACTTAAAGCCGCAGTCCTCAGAGCAGAAGGTGAATTAGCAGACCTTCAAGAAAGGATAGCAGGGCAACGCTCTGAGCAATTAGTAAACGAGGCGGCACTTGAAAAAGAACTATTCGATTATCAACAGGAACTAAGAGTAGCCACTTTAGAGGAACGGGAAAAGGAACTCGAAGAACTTAAAATCTATTACGATAGGTTAGATGAAATTGCAAGGCTCGCAAGTGATACAAGTGTTGATTTAGTAAAAGCTCGAAATGACGCGATAGATGAATTAAACGAGAAGCATAGAAAAGAAGATTTAGCAGCGGAAAAGAAAGCATCCAAAGAAAAGATTGAGGCGGCTCAAGCTGAGGCAGATGCAAAACTAACATTGGCATCAAGTGTTGCGGGTTCGTTAAGCTCCATTGTTCAGTCTTTAGGTAACCAATCAAAAGCAAGTGTAGCAATTCAGAAAACTTTAGCGATAGCACAAATAGCAATAGACACGGCAAAGAGTATTTCAGCAGCGATAGCGGGCGCAACACAATCAGCAGCAGGAACAGGAGTGGCAGCAGTAGCAACAACACCTATGTTTATAGCCACACAGATAGCGACAGTATTGGCAGCAGTAGCTCAAGCGACAGCTATTCTCAACTCAGCTCCAGGAGGCGGGTCTGCCAGTATCCCAAGTGTCAATATACCTCAGACAGCTACACCTTCTCCCAATATTCCAGGAGTGACCACCAACACCACGGAACTCGGAAACACCGAACAGGCAGAACTCGCTCCCATTCAGGCATTCGTAGTCGAGACGGGCATAACAGGCAGCCAACAGAACATCACGCAGATCGAAGGTCAGGCGACCTTCGGATGAAACGAAACGGCCACGGACGTATTTTAATGATATGGACAAGATACCGCTTATCAACCTGACAATAGATGATCACGAAGAAACAGGGGTCGAATTTATCGCCCTTGTAGATTCGCCTGCAATAGAGCGTCAATGGATGGCGTTCTCCAAACAGGAGCAACGGTTCAAAATTCACGACAGGGAAAAGCGCGTTGTATCAGGTGCGTTGATGGTCGCCAACCTGCCCATTTACAGGGAGGACGAGAACGGTGCTGCATTCTATGTGAAGTTCGATTCCGATACTATTGAGAAGATAGTACATAAGTTCTTTAGGACACAGCCGAGCGATGCGGTGAATCTGATGCACGAAACGAAAGTGGACGGGGTGTATATGTTTGAAAGTTTCATCATAGACGCGAACAAGCGAACGCCTGAAGGATTCAATAAGCTACCTGATGGATCATGGTTCGGGTCGTTCAAAGTTGATAACGATGAGGTGTGGGAGAAGGTCAAGGACGGTACATTCAAAGGGTTCTCGATTGAGGGAGTGTTCGTTGACAAGGCGACAGCGGAGCTTGAGCAGGATCTGATTAACGAGGTCATACGGGTACTCTCAGAGACATGAAATGGTCACTCTGTTCGTCATTGCTTCTTTTTGGATGCTCAGAAAAAGAGCATCCCGAATGCTGTGATTCCGAACATATATCCGGGCAACTGCAATAACTTTTGAAACACTTTAGATAGCAGCGTATTTTATTACCAAAGACACCTATTGTCATGGCAAAGGAAAAGACCACACGCGAACGGGTAATAGCTAAACTCTCCGAGATCAAGAAGATTGTCTTCGATGATGGTCAGGAGGAGGTAAAGGCCGCTGATGTCAAGATGGTTGACGGTACGATACTACGCATTGAGCCGGCTTTGGAGGTGGGTGCAACCGCAGAGGTCGTTTCAGAAGATGGCGAATTGACAGCGGTTGCAGACGGTCAGGTTGAACTTGAGGATGGGACGGTCATTACTGTTGAGGGCGGAATAATTGTTGAAGTGGTAGGTGTTGAGGGCGAAGGTGAAGAAGCCGCGCCCGAAGAAATGAACGAGGAGGTTGATACTGAAGGAGCAACGCCTGAGCAAGCCCCGGCCTTCGACCTTGAAAAGTTACAGGAGCAGATCATCAACAAGCTGAACGTAGCGATCACCGAGAAGATCGACAGACTGAAGTTCGCAAAGAAGGAGCAGATAATCGAACTGAAGGACGAGAACAAGAAACTGAAGGACACGCTTTCGGGGCTGATAGAACTCTTTGAGGAGTTTGCAGACACACCGAAAGAAAAACCGAAGAACAAAGGTAGAAACCCATTCAAGAAGAACACGGACTTCGACTTCACGAAATTGAACAAATTAAAAAACTAATATCATGGCATTTGACGTAACAGGGTTGGTAGATTTCACGAACGAGAATCAGTTCGACCTCATGCGGGCGACCGTATTAGGGGCGAAAATGATGGACCTGACAACGGTCGTTCCGAACATCAAAGGTCCATCGAAGTTGCCACAGATTTCATCATCCGTCTTCTTTCAGACGGACGGGTGCAGTTTTAACGCTTCGGGTGACACCACGTTCACGCAGCGGACACTTACACCGGGCAAGGTGAGGGTCAATTCCGAGTGGTGCGATAAGGACCTTGAGCCGAAGTATCTGGCGACACAACTGACGCCAGGTGCGATGAAGGACAAGGTCGAACCTGATGAGGTATGGAGAATGATACTCGATGAGTACACATCCAAGATCGCCCGCGATATTGACGTTGCTATTTGGCGCGGTGATACGGCAGGCGGACCATCTAACAACCAATTCTGGGATGGCTACATCAAACTACTCGCATCAGGCACTATTGACGCCAACACGGGCGGCACACCATTGAGCACGCTATACACCGAAGCGGCAGCGCGGGAGGCGATAGAGCGTCTTTACCTCTCTGCGGCCACGAATGGACTTGCAGACTTTGCAGACGGCATCGCATACGTGGGTTACGATCTCTATGCCCTACTGTATTCGGCAATGATCAATGGTGGCAGCACCAACGGAATGGCACTCAACCAAGCACCGAGCGGTAACGCTGATCCTGACGATTCAGGCGCAGGGCTGATCTATCCAGGAATGAATATGAGAATTGTTCCCGTCAACGGACTGACAGGTCAGGAGAAGACCTATTTCGCAAGAAAGAGCAATATGTTCATAGGAGTGGATGCCGAGGGCGACTTCGAGAACTTTGAGACGTGGTATTCGCAGGACGACCGCAAGGTGAAACTCGCGGTTGAGTTCAAGTTAGGATGTCAGGTGGCATTCCCCGGAGAAGTGGTTTCAATCATAATCTGATAGCAACATGGCTTGTGCATTAACGACAGGGTTCACACTCGATTGTAAGGACGCGATAGGCGGAATCAAATCCGTAAGGTTTGCAAGCCTTGCGGATTGGGAAAGCCTCGTCCCCGCATACGCCACAGGAGGCGTCACGATAGGAACGCCAGCGACCGTGTTCTACAAATACGAACTCGACAAGGAGGAAAGTTCCTTCAATGATGACCCGACACCGGGCAGCAATAAAGGCACGTTGTACTATGCCCCTGCGATAACCTTCATCCTTTCAAAGATGGACGTCACCAAGCGTAGGGAGATACAGCTACTTGCAAAGAACAGGGTCGTTGCCATCGTTGAGACACGCGAAGCAACGCCCGTATATTGGGCAATAGGCGTTACCAGCGGCCTCGACCTCACGGCAGGGGTTGTCGGTTCAGGCACGGCAGCGGCAGACCTCAACGGTTATACCATGACCTTCACAGGAATGGAGGCCGACCCCGGATTCTTCATAGCATCCGCAGCATTGGCGGGCATTACAAACTGATTTCTCGTCCATCTTCATCCATCTGATGCCTCATCCTATCGGGTGGGGCATCTTTTTGTGAAACAAAAGAGCTTTTCGGGTATCTTATAATAAAGACACTTGATATGGCATCCACAATAACACCAGCAACGCTTACGGTAACCATCACAGAGGCGATAACCCTCGGAGGATCAGACAGAGGCTCAACCCATACGCGCACCGTTGCAAGTGTGGCGACCGTTGACCCACGGATAATGAATGTTGGAACTGCCGAAGTTGACATTCTCGGCTTCGGTTCAGCAACAGGACAGGGGCAATACGTCAGAACAGACCTCCGTTATTTACGGGTAACCAACAAGGACGACACGAATTTTGTAACGTTGGGCGTCAGTAAGACGGGAGCAGATACGGCATTCTTCAAGCTCGGAGCAGGGCAGACCTTTATGATGTCAAATGATGAGTTGGAGGTTGACGCTACTGGCAGTGCTTCGAGCGCGTTCGTTGAGATCGACAGCATATCGGCAAAGGCGGACACCGCAGCCTGTGACCTTGAGATATTCGTTGCGTTGGTTTGATACGGATAACGAAAGCAACGGCAAATAGCGTTACCGTAACCACGACAGAGAAGGGAACGGCAGCCGATTATCTGTTCGAGTTTCAGCATCTTACAACGATGGAAAAGGACTATTGCGTGCAACAGGACACATCATCTTTTCAGAACCGATACAATCAATTCGAGATAACCGAACAGGCTTCGCCCACAGCCGCAGACGGTGAGGTTGAATTGAAAGAGGGTGAATTGAAATACTGGATCTACGCCAATTCGAGCAGCACGAATATCGACCCTACCGGATTGACGGTGCTTGAAACAGGAATGTGCATCGTAACGGGAACGACAACCAGCCCGACCGAGTACAGTAATAACCCTGAATATTCAGTCTATGAAGGATAATCTGTTCGTCATAAAATTGAATACCCACAAGCCACCTGAATTTAAGGAGGTTCGGAGCAAGGAGTGGATACTCTACGGATCAAGTGGAGAATGGAAGAACCGCTATCCCGACTACCTCCTTGACCTCTACAACTCGTCTGCAAAGCACCACGCAATAGTCAATGGAAAGGTGGACTACATCTTCGGCAACGGGTTCATGCTGAATGAGGGCGGCCTGGACACCGAGGGCATTGCAAAGGCCAACGACTTTCTGAGACATCCTAATTCTGAGGAAAGCCTCAACGACATCGCAGCCAAGTGTATTGCAGACCTTGAGATATACAACGGCTTCGCGTTGGAGATCATCTACAATCAGACGAACAGGAAGATCGCAGCCATCCACCATGCCGAGTTCAAGCAGTATCGAAAAGCGAAGGACGCAGATGCCTATTTCTTTTCGGAGGATTGGAAGAAGTACAACCCGGAAACCGAGTTGATACACGCCTTTGATCACAATAATCCAGGCGGAAAACAGCTATTGTACGTCAGGGGCTATCATCCACAGTCACAGGCATATCCATTGCCTAATTATTTGGGCTGCATACCGTACATTGAGGTGGATAAGGAGATCGCCAACTACCAACTCAATGCGATAAAGAACAATTTTCAGGCAGGCAAGATGATCAATTTCTTCAATGGTCAGCCGCCAGAGGAGGAACAGGAAAGCATTGAAGGGAAACTGAATAAGAAGTTCACGGGTACGGATAACGCGAACAGCTTCATTCTGAATTTCAACGATTCAAAAGAGCAGGGCGCGGAGGTCATCAATCTTGATGGTAACGATTTTGCAGACCGCTATCAGATATTGGAAAAGACCACGCAACAGAACATTTTCACAGGGCATCGTATTACGGATGGTGCGCTTTTCGGGGTCAAGGAAGAGGGAATCTTCAACACTCGGCAACAACTCCGTGACAGCTACGAACTATTCAAGAACACGTATGTAAATAACCGCCAGATGTTGGTTGAGCGGGTGTTCAACGGACTGATGGAGGTTCAGGGGTTCGTAGATCGTTTGGAGATACGCGATGTAGAACCTTTGGGCGTGGAGTTCTCCGAGCAGACGAAGGTATCGGTAATGACCACAGAGGAGATAAGGGAGGAAATAGGACTTGAGCCTTTGGCCGAAGCCGAGAAGATGCAGAAGGTGGATGCCGAAATGGAAGCTGAAACCCGTGTATGTGAAGCGTTCGCATCCTGTGGTGAGAATGTAAATAGTTCCAGCATTATTTACACCCGACCCGTCAGGTTCGAGACACAACAGGATGCCGACCACAGCGAGGACACACTAAAGCGTTTCGGCTTCGGGTCGGAGGCGTTCGACCTCGCGGTGTTGGATCAACTGAAAAAAGACCCATCTTTGAGTTGGGCGGCAATAGCCGAGGTGATGAAGGTAACGGTCGATGAGATACTCGAATCGGTCAGGAATCTCGCAGCGTTGGACTACCTGAAAGTAGGCGTTGCTACCGTGATAGATTCTACGCAGAAAGTAAGTGAGATAACAACAAGGGGCAACCGCGCATTGGAAACGGCAGAGCCTTTGGATGTGGCCTTGAAGATAAGGTACAGATACATAAAAAGCGGTGAGGCCGCAGGCGCGTCCATCATTGAAACGACCCGTGATTTCTGTAGAAACCTTGTCAATCTCAGCAATTCGGGCAAGACGTGGAGCAACGCGGAGATCCAACAGATCGGAATGAGCGAGGGACGGAATGTGTGGCAGCGAAAGGGCGGATTCTGGACACGTAAGGGCGGTCAGGTGACAACCCCATATTGTCGGCACGTATGGGAACAACTTGTAGTTAAGGCTTAATGGCAACGGCACTGTTCATATCGGAAACATTCCTAAAGGACAACACTCAGGTGTCCAAGAACGTGGATGTGAAGTATATCCGCGAGGCAATCCTATGGGTTCAGGATTCAGAGATACAGACAGCACTCGGATCAACGCTCTACGATAAGATGAAGGCCGATGTGGTGGCCGGAACGCTAACGGGAGACTACAAGACGTTAATGGACGATTACGTGCAGGCCACATTGAAGCACTACACCGTTGCGGAGTGCCTGCCTATGGCGCATTACAAGATAACCAACAAGGGATTACAGGTTCAGGATAGCGAACAATCGAATCCTGCAAGTACCTCCGCAGTAGATAGACTGGTTGAAAAGGAAGTAAATAAGGGCGACTGGTATCGCCAGCGCATGATCGAATACCTCTGCGAAAATTCAACATTGTTTACGGAGTATGAGAACCCTGATGATGGAATTGATGTGATACATCCGAGCAAACGCAATTTCAGAACATCGTTCTATCTTGGAATTGACCCGAAGCCGTCATCATTGCAACAGAAATACAGAGATGAATGAGCCGCAAGAACGAAGAAAGGCTAAGGCAATACCTTGAGAACACTCAACGAAATAATAGAACAGATCACCGTTCTCGCGACCGCACACGCTCAGATAGCGTCAAGCGGGGTCGGGACAATTGCCGAACTTCAGGCAAGTGAACGCGATTACCCGTTGCTGTGGGTGTTCTATGAATCCTCGCCCGTTGATGACCGATACCTTGTAAACCAGATTCGTATCATAGTTGCCGACCGAGTTATAGTGGGCGAGGAGGGTGACGAGAACACGGGGCAGGAGTTGGAGGTGCTTTCCGATTCACTTTCCATACTTGTTGATTTCCTTGCGTACTTCATGCAACAGCATACGGAGGAGTACGTGGTGGACAGGATCACGGCACTCGATCCGTTCACCGAGGATTGGAACGACAGGGTTGCAGGCCACTCGCTTGTGATTCAGATCAAACAGTTCTTTGATTGGAATAAATGCCAGATACCAGAAACGGGCGCGGCAATACCTCCATCCGTTGACGGGCTTACGCTCTACGATTTCTGTGATGCTGCGGTTCGTGCAAGGCTTACATCGGCACAGGTGACCTGCCTATCATCCGCACTATGCACAGCGGCAACAACTCAGGTCAACGCCACCAATGTCGGCACGGTTGCTCCGGGCGGCACTTGGGATCAGGAGATCCATGACACGGCAGGGGCTGACGTTGGAACGGATGCCAACCCTTCGGTAATTGCAGATGCAACGGTAGTGAACAATGCGGCAGGGACGTTCACGCAGAATATCTTAGCAGAGGGTGTTCACGTTCTCGATCAGGGTAAGATGCTGGACAGCGATGGACTGACAACCGTGCTTGCAGACTATCTTCCCGCATCGGATGGCTTCATGTTCACGGCATCACCCGGAATGTCCGTTTCAGTATCATCCTCAGATGATACACCGACTTTCAAGGACACCATCACTCTGACGGCCACACCTTCGGGCATAACGCCCACGAATTACATATTCATTGCCGATAACGGGACGAATCTCGTAGAGATAGCGGATTCAGCCAATGCAGTGGTGACATGGGAGGTTGACATTGCAGGCACGGTCCGTGTGCTCTGCATAGCGAAGGATGGATCAGCTGAGGTTGGGTCAGAGGTGATCCTGACGTGCGATGATCTGAGTACGGATACACGCTCCGCCCTGTTCATTTATGCGCACAACACCCTTACGGGTCTTACGATGGGAAGCGTGGCCCGTGGGGGTATTGACATATTCATTGACAGGTTGAAAGGCATCGGAACAGCGAACGGCACAGTTTTCCTCGATGATTTCATTTCGAGCGATGTGAAGGTATTTCCTTACTGTCCGATTGATGATGCAACGGCCAACGCCAACGCATTCAGCCCCTGCCTGATTGATCCGAGCGATACGCTGACCTTCAATAACTTCGTTGCGGGGGATTTCACGCCCGATGGTCTGATCGGGGGCGCGACAAAGGAGGCACTCACCGATAGATCGCTCGATGATTACCTGAATAGGAACACAGGGTTTCATGCCTATTCGATAACAGACGCCAGTGCCGGGGGTCGGCAGTCATTCGGCAACGGGTCCGGTGGCAACCTTGAGTTCTGGCCGAGAAATAGCACGACAGTTTACGGGAAATTGAACCACAACACCTATACATCGGGCGCACAGGCAGATTCTCTCGGACTACTGAGCGTGGCTGTTTATGATGGTGGGAATATAGAAGTGCGGAAGCGGGGTGTACTTCAATATTCAGGCTCAGTGCCGAGCAAGCCGACCAATTCACAGGAGATCAGATTACATTCAGGAGGATCGGTGAATTACGATGGGTCTGCGAGATACGCGACATTCATCATAGGGTACGTGCCACCGGATCAAAATGCCTGGGACGATATTGTGCAGGCGGTCGATGATTACAACGCGGCAGTAATAACAGGCGGTAGAGATGTCTGAGCAGGTCTTGTATATTACCAAAGAGACTGCACCCTTCACCGAGGATGACGGCCGGGTGTTCAGCCCCGTCCCTTATAGGGAAGGTTGGGCGGTTGCGGTTGGATGGGAAGACCGTCTTAGATCTACCAAGACAAAGTATTCGGTAATTGAATATGAACAGAGTAGCCCACTGCCTGAGGGGACATCGTGACCCAATAGGAAAAGACAGAACGATATGATGCACTACGATTCAAAGGGGAAATTGAGCAGCAAGCGAATCTGGGGGTCTGTGCTGATGACGGTAGGCCTCTGCACGGCTGTGACTGACGGATTTGATTTCTACGCGGCAAATTCCGATATTGTGATGTATATTCTGAGCGCGGGGACTGTCACGCTCGGAATAGGAGTAGTCGAACACTTTGGAAAGTCAGGAAAAAATGAGCAATGAGGAAAAAAAAACGGTGACTTTGAACATGGAAGTAATTAAGTTCGCAATCAGTATCGGTGTTCCGCTTCTTGCGCTTGTCGGAGCTTACTTCAACCTGCGAAGTGATGTTGACATCAATACATCGGCATCCGTCAAGCATTATACAGAGATTGTCAATATTCAGAACAGTAATCATATCCGCGACCTTGAAACAGTCGAGTTCCGGGCAAATATGACTAATCGTGTACGCAATATCGAAGAACTCACTCAGGAGATACATGGTGCTATTGTCGGTAATGGCGTGCGTTAGTCTGATGTTGGCGCAGGAGATTCCTGAGCAGACCATTAGCATTGACACCATCATCGAGGCGTCTCCCGACACCGTTCAACTTGACCAGATCATTCAGTACCAACAGGAGATATTAAAATTGATACGAGATGAAAGCGAACTGGAATCTTTACAATGACTTTGAAGCCAGAGAGTTCGACTGTAAGCATACGGGCAAGAACTTGATGAAGCATTCATTTCTGTCAAAGTTACAGGCCCTCAGGACGGCCTACGGGGGGAGGATGATAGTGGCATCGGGCTACCGTGATTACTCACACCCGGTTGAGGCTAAGAAGAACACCAAGAACGGAGCACATCCAACGGGGCTTGCGGCAGACATAGCCGTTGACCGAGGAAATGCCTACCGTCTGCTGAAGTTGGCACTGGAGCTGGGATTCACTGGCATCGGGATCAAGCAACGTGGTGGCAACAGGTTCATCCATCTTGACACCATCGAGGGAAGTATATCACAGCCACGTCCTACCGTCTGGTCGTATTGACGCCCCAT